AAATACAGCAGTTCCATTAACGTCTAATGTAGCAGTTGGAGCAGTAGATCCAATACCAACACTTCCACCAGTTGTAAAGATTGAACCAAGAGTATTACTATTTCCAATACCGGCAAATACAGCACTTGCTAATACAACTCCAGCAGAAACATTTGTATCAACTAAATTAGTAGCAGTAATGTTTACAACAGTAAGAGTACCAGCTACGTTAATGTCTCCTGAAAGATATACTGATCCTGCAGATATAGTTGTTGATGCAACAAGAGATGAAGTAACAGTTGCGTAATTTCCGAAACTTGCATTAATTGTACCAGCAGTCATATTTGACACAAGGATATTTGTTCCTGTCATATTAGTATTCAATAAATGAGATACAACTGCATTAGTTGAAGTCATATTGGTATTTAATAAATTACTATTAGTTTCATTAGTGGATACTACGTTTGTAATAATTGCATTAGTTGAAGTAATGTTAGTGTTTAGTAAATGAGATACAACTGCATTAGTTGAAGTCATATTTGTATTCAATAAATTACTATTAGTTTCATTAGTGGATGCAATGTTAGTAATAATTGCATTAGTTGAAGTAATGTTAGTATTTAATAAATGAGATACAACTGCATTGGTTGAAGTCATATTTGTATTTACGAAATTACTATTAGTTTCATTAGTTGAAAGGACGTTGGTAATAACTGCACCACCTGAAGTAAATGCTGTATTTACAAGGTTTGAAGTAGTTCCACTTGTTACAGCTGCATTAGTAATGATTGCATTAGTTGAACTAACGTTGGTATTTACTAAATGAGATACAACTGCATTAGTTGAAGTCATATTTGTATTCAAGAAATTACTATTAGTTTCATTAGTTGAAGCGATGTTAGTAATAATTGCATTAGTTGAAGTAATGTTAGTGTTTAATAAATGTGATACAACTGCATTGGTTGAAGTCATATTTGTATTTAAGAAATTACTATTAGTTTCATTGGTTACGGCGATGTTAGTGATAATTGCATTAGTAGAACTAATATTTGTATTCAATAATTGCGATACAACTGCGTTGGTTGAAGTCATATTGGTATTTAAGAAATTACTATTGGTTTGGTTAGTTGAATTAACGTTAGTAATAATTGCATTGGTTGAAGTAATATTAGTGTTTAATAAATTAGTATTAGTTTGGTTAGTTGAAAGAACATTGGTAATATTTGCATTCGTTGAAGTTACATTTGTATTTATTAAATTAGTATTAGTTTGGTTAGTTGATGCAACGTTAGTAATAATTGCATTAGTAGATGTAATGTTAGTGTTTAATAAATGTGATACAACTGCATTAGTTGAAGTCATATTAGTATTTAAGAAATTACTATTAGTTTCATTAGTTGAAGCGATGTTAGTAATAATTGCATTAGTTGAAGTAATGTTAGTGTTCAATAAATGTGATACAACTGCATTAGTTGAAGTCATATTTGTATTTAAGAAATTACTATTAGTTTGATTGGTAGAAGAAAGATCAACTATAACTGCACTAGATGAAGAAAAATTTGTATTTACTAAATCAGTATTACGCAAAGTTCCAATTGAACTTGTAGTAATTAATGCGTTAGTAATAACAGCTCCACCAGAAGTAAATGCTGTATTTACTAAATTTGAAATAGTTCCATTAGTTATATTACCATTTGTTCCTAAAAGATTTGATACTGTAATATTTGTTGCAGTTAAATCCTGTACAGCAAATGATCCTGCAGTTAATGATCCAGAAATAATAGTATTTCCACCAACATGTAAATTTTCCCCAATTCCAACACCACCAGTTACAATTAAAGCACCGGATGAAACATTTGAACTCCCAGTAGTATTTGTAATATAATTTATACCACTATAATAAACAGAACCCTTAACACCTAAACCTCCGTAAAGAACAAGTGATCCAGATGTTGCATTAACAGAAGTAGTAGAATCTAAAACTACTATAGATTGATTATAAAAAAGACTCGCCATTTGTTTTATAATATATATTAAGAAAATAATTAAACGCATATATGCGTTTAATTATTACGAAAAAATAAAGTAATAAAAATATATATACTTATTAATTATTATTATTAGAAAGAATATATTTTACACTATCCCTTTTCATTATTCTCTTTAACCACTTATACACATTTGGTCTAGATTTATACATATCTTTATAACCAAATCTTAACATATAATTCGTATATGGTATATGTGAAATATCCGCAATACTAAATGCCTCACCGCCAATATAAGAAACTTTTTCTAAACGAGCCTCGTATATATCTAATACATTTTCTAATTCTTTTAATAATTTTTCAACAAGTTCTTCATCAGGCTTTTCATTTTCATTATATATTTTCTTAAAAACCTTTTCATAAATAATCTTACTAACTAAAGGATTATAACTCTGACTTTCAATTTCTAACCACATATCTACACCAATATCCCCTAATAAATCATCTATTTCAACATTATTTTTAGCAATATACCTTAAAATAGACCTTGATTCAAATAAATTTCTTGAACCATATTTTACAGCAGGAACTTTACCAAATGGATTTATTTTCAAAAATTCATCATCTTTTTGTTCATTTTTTAATAAATCTACTTTTTTTAAATCATATTTTAAATTTAATTCCTCTAATAAAATTAAAATTTTTTGAGTACACATCGAATGAGGATCTCCATAAACTTCCAATTGAACCATATTATATTTTATATATACAGATTAATAATCCATTTTTAACGTACAATATCTAAAAAATCTAAATTTAATTCAATCACATCCATATCAGACATTACGTTTTCCTTTACAACTAATCCAGTTTCATTGTCGTCAGTTAAAACATCTTTTGCTGATACACTCAATATTCCATCTACACTAATTGTAAATGTCACTGCTATACGCATTTTACCCCTATCTAATCTATTACAATTTAAATTTAATTTCTCTAAAAATATATTGTCTTTTACATATTGATTATCACCTTGATAAATATCTATCGTTAATGTATCTATAGAGTCACTATTAGTAAATATCTGTGTCTTACTTACAGGAATAGGTGTATTTTTAGAAATTATAATTGACATTCTATTGTCATCCGTCTTTATCCCCAAACTCATTGGTGTTACGTCCACTAAAACTACATCTTGATCATCTGATTTTTTAGAATCACTTAATAAAAAACCTTGTATACCTGCACCAATACCCACAATAGTATCTGGATTTATTTTACTATTAATATTTATTTTCTCTCCGAATATTCCTTTACATATATCTACAAATAACGGTATTCTAGTCGTACCACCTACAAAAATAATCTCATCTATAGTTTTATTTTCCGTCACCTTTATTATATCATCCCTTATTTTATCAAAAAATTTTTTATTTATATAATATAATTTTGAACGAGAAATCACTATTGAAAAATCTTGCTCATCCACAATATTTTCTATAAACAGTAAATCCCTTTCATTGAAGCTTAATCGCCTTTTTAAATTATCACACATATTCCATATTTTTGATAATTTTAATGTATTTGGATAGTCGTTATATTTTAAATAAATCTCATTTAACACGTAGTTATATAAATTATCCGTTAAATCATTACCACCCAAATCGTTGTCACCATAAATATTAACAACTTCAAATAAATTCTCACTAAAATCAGCATTAATAATACTATAATCCGTCGTTCCACCTCCACAATCCACCACTAATATATTACGAGTTTCTAAACATTTATTTAAACTTTGCCAACAATATGCTAATATAGCAGATGTCGGTTCATTTATTATACGAATTACATTTAAATTTGCTAACTCACAACACGTTTTTATTCTGTTTCTTTGTATATTTGAAAAATACGCCGGTACAGTTATTACAATATCTTTAACTACTTCATTAGTAAAATTCTCTGATATATTTTTTAAATAATTTAAATATAACACCACAATTTCATTAATTGTAAACTTCTTTAAATTATTATTATACATTACGTCTATATCAGTTCCTTCTATATCAGTTTCATCTGACGGTGACCCTATCAAACCCTTTATATTTTTAATAACTGTTACATCTTTATTTGATGTTAAATCATACGCCGAATTAGAGTAAAGTATCTCATCTGAATATTTATTAAACGCTATACATGTAGGATATATCTCATTACCATATTCATTTGTAATTACCCGGTTTTCCTTTCCGCTAAAATATGAACAACAACTATTTGATGTTCCAAAATCAATACCTAATATCATTATTTGTTCTAAAAGAAAACTTATTTTTAAACCAAACCATTAATTTAAAATAAATGAATTAAAACTTAATTTTATATATACAATATATATAAAATGAATTATTACGATGAATACAGTGAATACGACGAATACTTGAAATATGAAGATAATATTAAACCAAAAATTAATAAAAGTAAAGGGAAAAAAGTTTCTTGTTATAGTTCAAAACACGTCAGAATTCAACAATCTAAAAAATTAAAACGCTAAGTTATAATACCAATCGTTCTTCAAGGTATTTATAATAATATCCATTATACATATTATTTGTTATTAACGCTTTAGATAACGATTTATCTCCTATTCCACATTCTGTTTTACAATTATATTTTGATGTAAATTCATGTAATAAATTATTGTCTTTATCAAATTGTCCAACACCATTTTTATATAACAAAAAATCACGTTTACCAATCTTCGCAAGAAATGACCGTTGTAAATTTTTATCACAATTTTCGTATAAAATGTAATAAAAGTCACCAACTGGTTTTCCAGTTTTCACATAACTATCTAAATATGCAATACTATTATAATTGTTTAAAGCACAAGCTGTTCTTCTATCTAAATATACATTTAAAATAGTATCTTTTTCTTTATTTAATTTGGCAATATATCCATTGTTTTGAAGCTTTTTTAGTACTCGTGTTGGTTTAATCTTTACAACATTTTCATCTTGATCCGTTTCTACAAAAGACCATCTGTAATTTTTATAAATTGTATTTTCATTAATCGCTTTTGTAAGACTACTTCTTGGAATCTTTAATGTATTTATTACTTCTGTAGCATTTCTGTATACTTTAATTAAATCAAACGTATCCGAATTTATCTGTTGAACTTTTGGTCCATTTGCATGATAATCTTCTCCAAAATTATTAGTCTGTTTTAAATTTAGTTTTACATCAATGTTTTTAAATTGATCTTTTATAAATTCTTTTAAATTTACAATTTCATTACGTAAATTCTCAATATCTGTAATACTACTATTTGTATTTTTTAATTTAAGTTGTTGATTTTCTATCTTTAAACGTTCAACTTCTAAATTTAAGCTTTGAACTTCTAATAAATCATCATTATAATTTCTAATATTATCTTGAATTAACTTTATAATATAACTATAACTTAGTTCTTCACCTACTAAAAACAACTCATTTTCATTTTCATGACCACTTAATTCTTTATATCTATATCCATTTAATTTTTGATGCAAAAATCTTTCAAATTCTTTACAACGTTTAACTAAAAATATATCTAAAATAATACATTCTGAATACTTTGATTTATGTTCTTTATATCTATTCGTTATTCCCATCCTACTTTCTCCTATTTTTAACACCCATTTTTTATCACTTATAGTTTTTACTTTTATTAAATAAACTATATAATATTTCGAATTACCGTATTCTTTTAATAATATGTTATGTTTTTGCAATTCACCATTTTTTTCTAATTGTTTATCTTTAATTTGTATTTCATCGTTTTTTTCTTGTAATAACTTTTTAGAATTTTCTATTTCTTCTTTTAAAGATTTACCTTGATTAAAAATAAGATCATCAAGTATCGCACCTGCCCATTTTCTAAATTTCTTAGCTATTTCTTTTTTAGAGTTATAAAGTAAACGATAAACTCCCTGACTGGTTAAAAACGTTGTATCTTGTTCATTTCCTTTATGGTCATAAGCTTTCCTTAGTACCTTCTCATCTTCATCATATATTTGTATAGAAACATGGATATTCTTTAAATCTAATGCTTTACCTATATCTGTAGCTTTAAAATAATATACTCTTTTATTATCGTTATCTTCTTGTAAAATTGAAATAGGATTATTTTCAAATGCTTTTACTATACAATTGTTATCTTGTTTAATTTCTTCTATCATAGTATTAAGTGGTTATAACCTATATATTAAAATTATTTTTAAATTAAAAACGCATCAATTTAAAATAATATATAATATTTTCTTTGTTTATTATATTATTTTTTGCTTTTCCGTAGAGAAAAGCGGCTTTTTAAAATCTTCTGTAATTAACAATAGTGTAATTATTTTTCATTTTATGATATTAAAAATAATTATATTTCAATTTATTGTTATAAATGTTTAAATTTAATTGCTATAAGCAAGGCCGCCCATGCCAGCCATGACACGTAGAACGTTGTAGTTAACAGCGTATACGTGTAAACTTCCAGCAGCTGATAAAGTAAGCTGGAGAGTGGCATTGTCAATTCGGGACATATTAACCGTCCCGCTTGGTTGATGAGCCTCTGGATTTAAAGCAAATGAATACACGTAAATTCCAACAGATGGAATACGAGTATGATGTTGATAAGGCTGTACTAAGTTGAAGTATGATCCTGGACGAGTAGAGAATCTATCTTGTCCATTAAGTTGGAGTTTAGCATCAACAACTGTATCAGCAGCAGAATCTGAAAAATCAGATGGTTGAACTCCTCCAAGATGATGAACCCATACAAGTTCTTTACAAGGATGATTAAGAGCAAGTTTGCTCTTATAGGTAATAGATCCAGAACCGCTTACAGTTTCAGCTCCAGTAAACTGCAATTGTTCAATTAAATATTCATGTTGAACCTGTGCGAATTGACGACGTTCATCTGTATCAAGATAAATATAATCAACGTATAAAGATGCACCTAAACTGGGAGTTCCAGAAATAGATCCGTTTGTCACAGTAGCAAGAGTGGCAAACTGGAGATTGAATTTCACTTCATGATATTGGAGCGCAATTAAAGGAAGCGCAAGTCCTGGGTTTCTACAGAACCAAAATTGTAAAGGAACATACAAAGTAGTAGCATCAACAGTAGATGCAGCTTCAGTACGTTCTGCATCATTACCGATCATGACATTATACCCAGCTTCCTTTTCAGCAGTCTGAGTTAATTCATTCCAAATCTGGAGCCAAGTACCATAATGTTGGTCAATAGTCTGACCACCAATTTCAATGGTAACATTGTCAATCAAATGATGTCCAACATGATCAACCCATCCAACATTTCCTGATGAAGCAGTCAATGCTGGTAGATCCACTTGAAGATAAACTTTGTGGATTAAATCACCGTTTCTCGAAACAGTGCAAGAAACTTTGCGTCCAAAATCAACTGAACCGTTAAAGGTTTGTTCAATTGATTCAATTGCAAAGTTAGTATGTCTTCGATCCTTTATACCTTATTTTTCAATAAGGAGTAGACTATATCTTAAGTTATCATTAGAGTTGATTAAACTCTTCAAACCCACTAGCATTTAGTCGTTGAACCTTCACCGTAGTCTTATCATATCGACTTTAGGTTCTTGGCTGCGGATTGTCCAATCCTAAACTTTATTACCATTGGGAACGGTTATTAACCGTGGTCCTCTTAAATATTTCTATACAAGAGTGGTAGTTTAGGCTCTAAGGAGTTTCCCGTCAATTTGGAAGTGTCGCAAAGTATTATACTTCACTAGCAAATTCTTTTAAAATTTACTCTTATGTCCTATCGATTAAGACAACTTTGAAAACGTTTATACCCTACCTTTCGGTATATTTAAATTAGGGACTAGACTATATCTTAAGCAAATTCTTATGAATTTACCCATTACCATTTAGTCGTTGAACCTTAAACTTGTTGTAAATATTGTATTGTTAATTTTAGTTTTTCTTCCATTGAAATGTTAGAAGATACAAAATATTTATTTGGTATTGAAGGATGGTTTCTAATCATATACCCTTGTTTATTTGAATAATTTATTCTATAAATATAATCAGGTAATCCAAAATGCTTTCTTTTAGGTTGTAAGAAATCTTTTTGAAAATCACTAATTTTTTGTTTATGTTCATCAGTTAATTTTTTACCAGTAATAGCTATACGTAATTTTTCTCTTGTTTCATTTGAAACAATTTTACCTAAATTACCTAGTCTAATTTTTTCTATAGTATCACTTGAAAAAGTTCTACCTTTTGCTGAATTAGACATTTTTAATTTAGTTTCTTCCGAAAAAATAATTCCGTTACCACCTGTTTTTAAATTTAACCCATTTGGATACATTGTATTATATTCAGTTATCATATATGATTCATAATAATCTAAATATTCAATATCACAAATTAATAAAACTTCCACAGCAAAATTTTCAGCTTTATATTTATTTATACAATTATTTAATTTTAAACATCCTTCTCTTTTTAAAGAATTAGCTTCATTAATATGAGCTTTCCATCTTTTTTGACTTCCCCAAATAATAAATTTATCTTTTCTTTTCGCTAAACATTTTGTTTGTCCAATATATAGCTTACCACAAGGAGAAATAATTTTATAAATCTCTCCTTTATTTTGTAAAATATTCATATATTAGTTTAAGAAATAATTAAAATTCAATTTCAATTTTTACAATTTAGTTTATTGGCTGCGGATTATCCATTGTAATATCTTAAAAATTCTTACTATACCCGAGTTTTTATCTCGGCCAGTAATATATTTCTATATTACCTTAGTATTTTAAGCTTTAGGATGTTCCCGCAATTTGATAATGTCGCAAATCTAATATTAGATTTACTAGTAGCTGAATTATTAGTCAAGGGATAAAAACAAAATTGTTATTTACAATGACTAATATAGGAATTACAACAGATTTTTATATAACATATCCTAATAGTTATATCTGGCTACTTTTCTACACAATTTCATGTAATTTGAGGATTTCCTGTACATTTCCTCTACCTTATTTTTCAATAAGGATTAGACTATATCTTATGAAAATATATTTATCTTTAAATTTGCAAAATCTAAAGTTAATATATCTCCCGAAAACCATTTAGTCGTTGAACCTTTTTCTTTATTTTAAAGAAACTTGGCTGCTGATTACCCATTGTAATATCTTATTAATTTTCACTATACCCAAGTTTTTCTCTTGGCCAATTTAATTTTACAATTAAATCTTAGTATAATAAGCTTTAGAGCTTTCCAGCAATTTGATCTTCTCACCAAATATTATAAAATATTTGATTAACGCTAGTGATTCGAAAAAATATTTCGAGGTCACAAAGAGGTTTACGAATATCTTATTGTTTCAATATTCCTCTGCATTTTTCTACCCTACAGGCTTTTAAGGTAAATATCCTGAGCACCATCGGTCAATCTTATTTATCTCTAAATAAGCCGGACTATATCTTAAGTAAATAATATAATTATTTACCCATCTCCATTTAGTCTCTGAAGGTCTTTCTTTTAATTAAGAAATTTCCTTGCGGATTATCCAATCTTTAACGTTTTTACCATTGTGTACGGTCATTATCCGTGTTCTTTTATTTTGTTACCAAAATAAAATGGTAGTTAAAGCTTAAGGAGTTTCCCGCAATTTGAAGATGTCGCAAATTAATTAATAACTAATTAATCTACTAGCCAGTTATATAAATGGAAATATTATTTTCCATTCTGTATTTTATACTATTTTCCTTTATCAGTAAATACAGAACTGTTAAAGTAGCTGACTATTTCGCTCTATAGTGTTAAAGCGACTAATTGCATGAGACCACCACCCATTGTTTAATTGTTTTTATACTATACTAAAAGAAAAAAAATTTCTAAAATTAACTTAATAATTAAACACACAATTCTAAACAAATAATAGTTAAGTTTTATAATAATTCACCACCATTATTATAAAAATAATTACAAAAAAAAATAAAACGTAACCATAATTAAATCTTCATTAAAATCAATTATCTCATTACGATCTAATTCTGTTCTCTCAATTATCTCATTACGATCTAATTCTGTTCTCTCAATTATCTCATTACGATCTAATTCTGTTCTCTCAATTATCTCATTATAATTTATTCTGTATAAAGATATAATATCACTAACATTCGATACATTATCTGTTTTCACTATTTTTCTATTATTTATCTTGCTAGATAATAAAAACCTTTCTAATCCATCTATATTATTACCAAAATTATATAAATTCTTTAAAAAATATACACATTTATTATTAACATTCGCAAACAATTTGTAATTAAATTTCGTATTATTATTATATATTTTCATAAATGTTATATTTAAAATACCAGAATCTCCATTCGCTATACATCTTTTAATGTAAAAGATCACGTGTATATAAAATAACTTATTTACATCATCTATATCATCTATATTATTAATTTCTAAATTAACAAAATACTCGTTGATCTTTTCATCTATTTTACATTTATATACATTATAACAATATCTATTAACACTCTTTAATCTTAATATATCAAATAAATCCAAATATTCACCTATATTATATAAAATCTCAACTGGATACCTCAATAAATTCATTAAAATATCTTTGTTTAAAAAAAAATAAAATAAACGTCTTGATTACTCCATTTTAATTTATTGTTTTAATAACCAATCTAAAAACCCACCTTTAATACTCATTTTCATTATTAATGAACTCGACTTATTCACTTTTTCCCATGAATGTTCTTGTTCTTCTTCTTCGTCTTTATCTTTTTTAATTGCTATAGTTTTTTTAGTTGCTATAGTTTTTTTAGTTGCTATAGTTTCTTTAGTTGCTATAGTTTTTTTAGTTGCTATAGTTTTTTTAACTATATGTTGTTTCATCTTTTCATTCCTTTTATGATTATTTTCTTTACAATTAATAATATCTTGTAACTCTTTATTTCTATCTACAATTTTTCTATTAATCTTATTATATATATAATTATTCACATCTTTTATATTATATCTTTTTGTATAATCTACCATTAACATATTTAATAATAACTCTTTAAAATCATCACTTAAAGACACTTTCCTCCTTATCTTTTTATCCATTATATCTTGTATATTCTTATATTTATAAAATCTTTCCAAATCATCTATCGTCTTAATATTCGAAAATGGCAATATATTAAATATTAATTCATATATACAAATACCATAACTCCATATATCTATTCTTTTATCATAAAAAAATGTCGATTGTAAATTACTACTATCATTATATAATGTTATATTCTCCATTTTACTTATATTTAATATAATCTCTGGTGCCATATAATATGGCGTTCCACATAATTTATAATATTTTTTAATCATAACATCATGTATATCAAAATCCTTTAAACTAGTCAAATCATAACACGCAAACCCAAAATCAGATATTTTAAACACTATACCATTTGTTTTATCGTCACGTTTCATTAAAACATTATGTAATTTAATATCTCTATGGATTATATTGTTGTTATGTAAATACACTAAAGCATCACTTGTCTGTTTTATAAACTCATATAAAAAATCATTTGATGTACCATTAAAAGAATTCTTATCTTTATCAATATTTTGTTTTAAATATTCATATACATCTCCTCCATTACAATATTCCATCTTCAAATAATATATACCCTTATTATAAGAATACCCATAAAACTTTATAATATTTTTATGATCTATATTTGATAATATTTCTATCTCACTTTCTATTAACTGTTTTAATCTATTAAAATAATACTCGTATTCTTTATTTTTAATATCATATATATCTTTTGATTGCTTATAAGGCGTAATATTCACATCCACTTTTTTCTCTTTTAATACTTTTTTATATGTTTCTTTAAACTTATTTTCAGAATTTAACATATACTTATTAACTAATTCGTTTAGATTTATCTCTTTAACTATAAACAACTCATCAGTTTCATTAATTAATAACGGTACTTCATTTGTACATAAAAACACATTTGAAAATGAACCCTTACCTATCTGTTTAATAACATCATAATTATATAAATCATTATTAATTGAATTACAAGACTCACTTAAAAACTCATGTTTTTTCTTTTTACTTTTTTTATCTATATCCATTTCCATTAATATTGTTTAGTATTTTAAAAATTCGTAAAAACCCAACCCTTATTTATTACTCTCAAAATACAGTTTTGTTCCTTGATAACCACATTCTATTAAACTCCTTTTATCCTCATCATTTAAATTAAACTTTATAGAATGTATTACCTTTCCAGGATTTATAAATACTGTATAATCTGAATATTCCATAGATAATGTCGTTGACATTTCCTTTTGTAACATGTAACAATAAAACACATGATATAAATAATCACCTAGATTTTCTATTTTTTCATCTATTAAATCTTTTAACTCATTATTCAATAAAATTTTTAATCCTAACACATTATCAAATTTATCTACATTTTTTATCGGATAACTATTTATTACCCCACCATCAACATAAATTTCACCTTTATATTTTACGCTACTAAATACTAACGGTATACCAATAGACATCCTTATCGCCCTTATAATTCTTAAATTTGGTGATTTATCACTATTAAAATATACATCCGTATATTTATTTAAATTCGTAGAACTTATATTCAAATCTATACCCCTTAATTTCAATAACTGTTTAAATGTTATTGTCTTATTATACCCCTTCTTTTCCACTAACTCCTCTAACCATTTCATTATTTTTTTACCAGAATCTAAACCATAATTCTTAATAAACGTTTTAAAACAAATATTCTGCAATGATTTAGTATCCATTTTAAATATTTCATCTTCCATCTCTTTAGATGTATACCCTATTGCATATAATAAACCTATTACACTTCCAACTGATACAGCATATATCCTTTTTATATCAATTTTAACATCTGTTCTTATATCACTTAGTTCCTCTAAATATTTAAAAGCACCAATAAATACTATACCCTTTATACCACCTCCGCTTATCACTAATGTATCTATCAAATCTCTCATATTAATAATTATTATTAATTATTAATATTTAATATTTATTTTAACGTCATTATAATGGTTTTAATATTAAATAATGGTTTTGATGTTAATCGTTTAAAAGTAACTCTTTAAATGTCTTTCCTGAATTTGTTAATTTTTTTAATGGAAATATCCTTTCAGTAAATTCACTATCATTTAAATAAACACACAAATTATAATCGTATATATTTATATATTGCATTTGTGGTTTGTTTTCTATTATATAATTATCTAAATATTCTAAAAACATATCTAAACTATAATCTTTATCAAAATAATAACAAAAATTTCTAATTATATCCGTTAATTCTATAACAAGATCTTGATCTGAAGATATATTACAATGTACTATCAAATCCCTATTCGTAAGATTATCCTTAATATTATCTTTAAAATCACTAATATGGTTACGTAATTTACTATTATCACTTGACATAAACATAATAGTATAATCTTTGTCGTTTGAAATTAAATGATATTTCTCTATAAAATATCTATTTAACTTTTTGTATTCCTTTTTACACATGCTATTATTTCTCGTTCTTTTAATATAAAAATATAACCCAATGATGTATTTTGAAAAAAACAAAACCATTAAAACCATTTTTAAAAATAAATAACGTCTATAATAAAAAACACATCCCATTAATCCAAATAATACCGATAACGTAATAATCATATTATTTATTAGTATTAATTGTTCCGTTGTTTTTAAATAGAGTTACTTTTAAAAAAGTAACATCAAAACAGGGCTTGCGCCTGCAACAAAGAATTTATATTTTATATAGTAATAGTTACCTACAGGCGCAAGCCCTGTTTTGATGTTACTTTTTTAAAAGTAACTTTGATGTTACTTTTTTAAAAGTAACTTTGATGTAACTTTTTTAAAAGTTACTATTTAAAAATAAAGATTATATATATACAATGGATTTTTTAGAATTTTTAAAGAATTCAACAGATGATAATATTAAACAAAGGGACAAACAAAGAGACAAAAATAAACAAAAACCAAAAATAAATAATGACAATATCAATGACAATTCACAATTAAATACTAATTCACAATTAAATACTAATTCACAATTAAATACAATTAGTACTTATAAAAATATAAAAAAAGGTGATTTTATAAAAATTATTTATCAAAAAAATAGCATTTTAAATCAATACAAAGGTTATTTTGGAGAAATAAAAGAATACCGTAAAGAACAAGATTCTGCATTAATTTTTTTACATGCTATTTCAGCATTTCAATTAATAAAATTTCCAATAACACATTTCATAAAAATTAACTAATCTAAATTTGTATATGTAATTTGCTTTTCTGACCGTAACAATTCTTGTAAATTTCTATTAAAAAATTTTAAATGCTCCATTTTATGTTCTTTACTTGATTCTTTTGTAATATCCATTGGATTTTTACTAATTATATAATGTGACTTTTTAAACATAGGTTCTTTATTTAATAAAATAACAAAAACATCTTTATAAAGATTATTTATACTACCATTAGAAATGTAAAATAACCAAGTATCATTAGTTGATTTTAATTTTAACAGAGATACCATATTATTAAAAGTCATTAAACCACGTTTTATGATGTCTTCATCGTTTTTTTCTATATTATTTTTTATAGAACTACTACAATTTATAAATTTATCTATTTCATATTCATTATTGTTAACAGTTAAATTAATTCTTAAACATCGTTCTATAATATTTATATCTTGATCAAGATTTACATCTATATAATAATATACATCCAATGGTTTTTTATCACTTTCATTTTTAACACTCATATTTAAATTTAAATATAAATCAAAAATTTTTAAATTCATTTTTTTAATAAATTATTTTTATTGAGTTATATTAATGGAAAACAAATACAATTCATTATCTGGTTTATCTACTAAATCTTGGGGTCCACCAGGATGGTACTTTCTATTTTCATGTATTATGGGAGCATATCCACCACAAATTGACAATAAAAATAAAGAACATCAGAAAATAAAAAAACATTTCAAAAATATGTTATCAAGTCTCGTTTATACTATGCCTTGTGTTTATTGTAGAAATTCATTAAAACAATTTATAAAAGAATTACCTATGGAACCATTTTTATCAGGTCGTCTTAAACTTTTTGAATGGTTATATCTAATTCGTAACAAAGTAAATGAAAAACTCATTAATCAAGAACAACAATGTTATAACGATGAGAAAAAACGTTTAAAAAAATTATATCATAATGGTAACAAAACACCACAAGATAAACAAAACTATTACTCTCAATTAGACCAATTCAAAAAAGATACATATATTACACATAGTAGTCCACCACTTTCAGAAATTTTAGATAAATATGAAAGTATCAGAGCCAACTGTTCTAATAGAGCTAAAACATGTTCTATTAAAAAAAAATAAAGACACTATATATATTATACACATTTTATATAATATATTTAAAGTTTTTTATCACAATGTCTAATAAAAATAACATTATAATTATTTTACCGGATAAATATATTAAATATATGGTAATTTTACCAAAATCTTGTTACGACATTATTAATTTATCGTATTTTTTATAATATTTTTAAACCATTAATTG